GTTGCCTAAATGAGACGCACCTGATGCTATGGTAATACCTGTATGACCAGTCGTAGCAACAACCAAATTATCTGCATTTGCTTGATAACTTGCAGGACTAGCAGTTCCAATACCAAGGTTGCCACCTGAAGTTACAACAAACTTATCTGGAGTTCCTGCTGAACCAACAGATAAAACTATATCGGCTGCTTCATCTCCAGCTTGTATATTTACGCCACTATTACCAGCATTTCTAACATCTAATGAATAATTTGAACGAGGACTAGTCGTTCCAATACCAAGCGAGGTTGCACTTGAATCCCAGAATAGAGCTTGTGAATTTCCTGCTGTGTTGTAGAAGGAGATGTCTCCGCCTCCGTTAATGTTGAATCTAGTTGAATTTGCGGTGATGACTTCAAAACTTCCTGCACTTGACCTTAATCTAGTTGTTCCACCTGTATTAGTGCTATCAAAAAACCGCAACTCATTGTAAGAATTAGCTGTAGTGCCAATAGTGACAGACTGGTCGTTTAATGCAACATCACCATCAACAGTCAACCCATCTACTGTAGCTGTTCCTGTTACGTCTATGCCTGTGGCTTTTACACGAAGACGCTCAGTTAAGCTGCCAGTTGATTCGCTCGTTTTAAAAACCATTTCCCCACTCACAGGAGAAGCAGCAGGTTGTACTGTAGATATCGTTGACTTTACAGAGTTACCACCACCACTGTCATCGCCTGAGAAAAATTCAATTAAACCTAAATTGTCTCCAGCAGAAATTGTACCAGAGTTGTTTGATAGTTTAATAACAGGAGCAGTAGTCGCACTATTTAGAGTCACATTAGATGTTACGTCTATGCCTGTTGAGGTTGTGGCTAGTTTTGCTAAGTTGTCGTAGTAAAGCGTTACTGCTCCATCATCTACAAAAGACGCAAGAGTTTCTCCTGAACCTTGAATATAAACACCTGCACCATTGTTAGAACCAATGTATAAGTTGCCAGTTCCATTTTCATCAATATAACTGTGTGACCCTGTGTGATAGAGCTTTAAATCATCCCCAGCACCGAAAGTCGCTTGGTCACTATCGCCTAACGCTATTCCGCCATTGGCTGTGATTTCGCCTGTAACTGTAAGAGCTGATAAAGTACCAAGACTTGTTATGTTTGTTTGAGCTGCTGTAGCTAATGTACCTGTGATAGATGTACTTGCTGTAAGCGTTGTGAATGATCCTGCTGCTGGAGTTGTCCCACCAATGACAGAGCTATCTATTACAGCTCCGTCCAAGTTCAATGCTATTGAAGTACCATTAGAGGCAAAGATTGCATCAAGAGCATCAAGGTCAGCGTTTATCTTTGTACCCCAGGTATCTGTGGACGCTCCTACTTCTGGTTTGGTTAAGTTTAAATTCGTTGTAAATGTATCTGCCATAATTTATTCCTGTCTATGCTGCTTCTGTCCAGGTATCGTTGTTGTTGGATACTTCTGTCCAGTTTGTTGTTGTTACTGTCTGATCAGAGTAGGTAGTTGTAGTAACATTTATGTCTGTCCAATTCGTAGTTGATACAGACTCATCTGTGTAATTTGTAGTTGTCACAGATTGGTCTTTCCATTTTAAGCCACCTTCTGCTATAAATCCACTTGTTTGTGCAATAGTGGCTTGACCGAAATACTTGATTCCGCCAAGAGCCGTCATGGCACTTTCTTGTGAAATAGTAACACTTCCGCTTAACACCATCTCTGGTGTTGCCGTCATGTTTGTTGTTTGGTCTATAGATGCTTGACCTAAAGCAATGCGAACACCAGTTGCGTTGAATCCTGATGTTTGGTCTATTGATGCAACGCCGTCAAGAATAATAAGACCTGTTGCAGCAAAACCAGATGTTTGGTCAATGGATGCTGCGCCAAGTTTTACAACTTCTCCTGTTGCTGCAAATGCAGAAGTTTGTGCAATAGTTGCCTGACCTCTGTCTATCTGTCTTGCTGTTGCTACAAAATTAGATACCTGGTCTATAGATGCAGCGCCTAATTTGACAACTTCGCCCACAGCATCAAAACCACTAGTTTGGTTGATGGAGGCAGAGCCAATTTTTATTAATGTAGGCTCTGAAGTAAAACCAGAAGTTTGATCTATAGAGGCTGCTGCTGTAAGAATGAGTCCAGCAGAAGCGTTAAATGCGGATGTTTGAGCTATGGTTGCGGATGCAAACTCGTATTCGGGAGTACCGTAATCAGCTATCCCGTAATTAAGTTGACCATAGCCAATCGTGGCCATGTTATTAAGCTAAAGTAATGTCTAAATCACCAGCGTCAAATCTAAATACATCCCCACTTGAAACTGTTTTAGATGCAGTTAGAGCCGCCCAACCTAATAGATTACCACTAGATGCAGCGTCAAAAACTCCGCAATGAGTAACCGTTCCCCATGCACCAGTTGCAGTTGCGAACTCAACCGCAGCTCCATTGGTTGCTTGTGTTGGTGAAGTTCCACTTACTGTCATGTTAGGCATACTTTTACGAGCATAAGATCCACCAGAACATTCTGTTCCGCCACCTGTATCAGATGGTGCTGCTGTAAATAAACCAACATGTAAAGTTGATGGCGCTGTATAAGCAGTACCGCCAAACACATGTAGTAAGACTTTATTCTCTAAATAATCTGTAAATCCTGCCATTCTATTCTCCTTTAATTACCATAATAGTAATTTTTCTTATTAGGTCTGCCGTATGTTCTGCGTCTTTGCATTAATGAACCTTTACCAAACGCTGATTTTTCTTGTTCCATTCTCATTTCTTCTAATGCTTTTTCAAACTGTGCGGTGAACATTGGTATTCTTTCGTCTTCCATTAAATAAATAGAAGCGTGTTTCAACGCGCCATATAAATAAACATCAGGGTGTGATACTGATACAAAGTTAGTTGTATTTGCATCACTTAGTCCATTTATTTTAGCATAGTAAGTAAGTTGTAGGGTATAAGAAGTGTCAGGAGTTGGTGCTAGTTCAATGGAATCATCTACCATTGCAAAATAAACTGGTTGTCCTACTGAGTTATTGTTTGCTTTTCTGTAAACGTCTAATGACTCTATTGATTGTTGAAACAAAGGACTGAAATTGTTTGATGTAATTTCAATATTAATTGCTTCCATCCAATCTGTTGGAACTGTTAAATACTGGCTATCTGCTGTTGCAGTAGCTCTTTTAATCATGTCTTTGGTTCTTAACCTTCTGTTAAGTTCGGCTTCAACATTATCAATAAAAGTATCCATATCAGAAGTTAAGTCTGATCTATTTAGATAGTTTGCTATTGCCGTTTTGAGTTCTGCGTATGTCATACTTTGCCCTGCCAAGTTCTAAATACTTTGTTATCTGGATCGTTAAGCCATTTCTTCCATTTAGCTTTATCTTCTGACCAACCTTCTCTCAATGATTTTTGCCAAATTACCATAGGTACTTCAGCTATATGTCGTAAGTCTTTTCCAGGCTTAAGAGTATTGTCTCTTAGTTTTTTAACGTGGTCAATGACAGGAGCGACATCTTGTGTCGTGTGATAAACGATCTTGTCATCTTCAGTAATAAATTCTGATTTGTAACCAGTTTTATGATCTGTGACTGTTCGTTTAATTGACATATAAATAAGGGGTGGGAGAGCCGAAGCTCTCCCTGAATTCTAACTAAGCTATTAAGAGCTTAAATCAGCTACGATTCCGTGAGCAGCTTGGTTGCTCATTTCTAAACCGTATTCAACTACGATCATTTTAGTCATAGCGTCACCTACAGTAGCGATGTCAACTGTTTTAAAGTCTCTTAGGTAAGAAACTTTAGCGAAGTCTGGATCAACTAATAGTAAGGATCTTTCTCTACTAAAGTTAGATGGAACGATTTTAAGCTCACCAAAGTCTGATGCGTAAATAGAAACAGAAGCCTCTACTGTGTTTGCACCAATCATTTGTCTAGCTGAAGATCTACCAGTAAAACCTGATATTACTTGCTTGTTAGCTGGGCCACAGATAGCCATTGAAGGCTCTCCACCATTCTCAAAACAAGACTGTAATACAGTTTTTAATAGAGGTTCAGTTAATGCTCTCATGTTACCAGCAGCAGCGTCAGTAGGCGCAGCTCCAGCTCCAGCTCCAGCACCACCAGTTCCTCTTGATACATTAGATGTAATCCAAGATTCAAAACCACCAGTTACTCTAGCTACTCCAGCAGCACCAGTTGTTTTAGCACCTTTTTGACATAGAGCAGACTCCATATCTCTTTTTAGTGCTTTAGCCATAATAGCTAATTGGTGTGCCATTTCTGATTTCTTACCAGCAGGGTCAGATGCTTGTTGAGAACCAGTTACAGTTGCGTCTCTTGATGAGATCATTGCAACATTACTAACTCTTGATGTAGCTGTAGAAGCTGAAGTAGCTCCGTCTAATCTAAAGCCTTCAAGTTCACCAGTCATATCAACTGTTGGTAGAACCTCTGTTTGCCAATCAAAAACTACGTTCTTAATTGAATTTTTGCCAATTGCAGACATAAATGGAGTTGTCTGAGGAGAGATGTTGTAAATAACATTACTTAATTGCTCTCTATCAGAAGTCGCCGTATATGTATCAAATGCGTTTGTTACTTTTGCCATGATATTTTATTTCCTTGTTAAAAAGTTTATATTAATTGTTCAAATAATTTAGCTGCATCCTGGACTTTTCCAGTTTTAGCTAATTTTTGACGCGCTCTTTTCACAGGAGTTGTTGTCTTTGGAACATTTGAAGTGCCAGGTCTTGCAGTACGAGCAACTGCTTTTTTCTCAGTTGGTTTTACTTTAGTAGCTTGTTGTGTCTTGTGCTGTAACCAAGCATTTCTCAAACCAAGTAAAACTCGGTAATCGTAAACTTGATCCATCTCTTGAGGAGTATAACCCAAGACATTCATACCATATTCTTTGATAGATAACTTTTCTTTGTTAGCTATTTCAGAATCTTGCCATTCTGGAATTTGGTCAAGCAACTGCTGATTACCATACTCAACAAATTTTTGAATCTGTTGTTGCTGTTTAACTGCTGACTCTTGTTGGAGTCTTTGTGTTTCAGCTTGTACGGCTTGCAACTTTTGCTTTTTCTCATTCCATACGTCTTTTTCACGGACATAAGCAATAGGATCTGCTTCATAAAGTGCATTCCAATCTGGCTCGTTTTCTAACTCGCCCTTCAAAGTTGATTCCATTCTTGGTAACAACTGTGAATAAATTGCATCTTTTTGAGAAACCTCTTGTTGTTGAGCTTCAATAGCTTTTCGCTGTTGAGCTAACTCCTGAGTTTTTCTCGTATAATCTCTTTGGCGACTGTATCCGTTTTGGAGTTCTTCAAGTGTGACTTCAGTATCAACGCCATCAATTTTGATGTTATATAACTGAGGTTGCTCGGACTCCTCTTCTTCTACTTGATCTTCTTCGAGTTCTTCTTCTTCATCTTCTTCAGGCTCTTCTTCAATGATTTCATCATCTTCGATGACTTCCTCTTCGTTGACTAGCTCTTCTGATGCTTGTTCTTCAACTTCGTTTTCTGGTTGCTCCTCTGGAGTCAAAAAACTTTCAAAAGACTGTGCGGCCTCTTGCATGTTTGTTTGTAAACCAGTCGGCTTTGCGTTATTGGTCATAATCATTCCTTAAAAATGTAAAGTAGTATTTTACAATACTAGCTATATTCTACACAACTTTCTGTAATCTGCCTAATTGTGACTTAGTGATTACACCCTTCTCTACAATAATGCGTAAGTGTCTTTCAACTTCAGGGAGCAGCTTAATAGCTTTGTGTAAATTTTCTCTTGTATTTATATCATCACTTTTGGATGATAACCATAAATTTATATACTCATCTTTAAGTATTTGTATTGCGTTTTTAAATGTTTCAGCTTCAAGAATTATCTCTGCTTCGTTTGAATGTAAAATCTCTTCTTGTGTTGCCATTAAAATACACCGACTGTTCTAATTGGTGTTATTTTTTTAGATGTATCATCTATGACTGGAGGTAAGACTGGTGACTTTGCATTTTCTAATGCGTCTAGTCTTGCTATTAAATCATCTATGTTTGGAGCTTGGTAAGTTGGCATGTTACTAAATTCATTTTGTAAACCACTTATTTGTGACTGTAAATCAGTTGGATCAAATGTTGGACGTTGCTCTATAGAAGTTATTTGATCTCTAAGTGCTGTATCGTCATATATAGGTCTGTTTTCTAAATCGCCTCTTGTAACAAAGTTGTTAAAGTCTGGTAAGTTTAGAGTTGATGGATCAAATTGCGGTATGTTACCTATTTTATCTTGTAAATTACCTATTTGAGATTCAAGTCCGCTTGAATCAAAACCAGGTCTGTTAGTGTTTGCCTCAATCATACTTCTTAAAGCCGAGTCATCAAAACCTGGACGTTGACCTATTGAGGTTATTTGATCTCTTAGTGCCGTATCATCGTATATTGGTCTATTCTCTAAATCATCTCTAGTAGCAAAATTGTTAAAATCTGGAAGATTTAAAGTAGACGGATCAAACTGAGGTATGTTACCAATCATGTTAGAGTTATTGTTAATCATATCTCTTATAGCTGAATCATCAAACTGAGGTATATCAATACCTTGTCTAGCAATACTTGTAATATTGTCTCTGTAATTGTTAATATCAAAATCAGGCAGATTTTCTATAGAAGTAATTTTATTTCTAATGTCTGTGTCATCATAGATAGGTCTATTCTCTAAGTCATCTCTTGTAGCAAAGTTACCAAAGTCAGGAAGATTTAATGTAGATGGATCAAAGTCAGGAATGCTATTAATACCAGTTGTATTTGCTGCTATTAGGTCTTTTAGCTCTGAATCATCAAAACTAGGAGTAGTAAAATTGTCATTAACTATTTTCATTATGTCGTCTTTGTAATCGTTAGCGTCTACTTTTTGTGCTGACAGATTGTCTAGTAACTTTTGGAAACCAGAAAAATCAAAACCTTGGTAGCCGCCTGGATTAAATTCTGGTTGTGGCATAAATCCACCATCTATTCTAGGATCTCCCATTCCATCGTTTCCGCCTGGGCCACCTATAAAAATAAAGTCATCTCTTGGTGGTCGCGTTGGATCTCTAAATGGTGGTGGTGGAGGAGTAAATCCTGCGTCTGGTGGTGTTCCTGAATTGGGTGTTGGTACATTTGCTTGTGTATAGCCTTGTGGGTTTGCAGCAGAAAAGCTCATACCAGGTGCAATCATGTTTTCAACATTCTGACCACCTGCTATTGATTGAGCGTAACGATTGCCGCTTGAAAAAGTTGGATCACTTGGAAGAGGCATATATCCTACACCAATGCCACCGCCGATATTGGGGACATTTCCACCGCTACCTACGTTGTTGCCGATACCGCCGACACCGCTTTCTTGTAAACCTCTAAATAAGTCTTGTATATTAATCATAATGTTTTTTATCCAATTATTATTTTATCAAACATTTAAACTTCGTGCCATTCTTTACCTTCAAATAACAAGGCTTCAGCTTCTCTACGTCTAATAAGACCTTCTAAAACTTTACCGCCTGCTTTATTCCAGCGTTTAATTTGATTAGGAACATCCTCCCAGTCTTTATTATTAATTTTAGTAAGTAAAGTGCTTGAAGATAAGTTTGATGGGCCTAGATTAAATACCCATGATACAAGAGAATCAAATTGATTTTGGTTTAAATCAACTTTTACCATGTCGTTTACATAGCCTTCGTATTCATCCATTTCATGTTTTAATAAGTAGTCTGCTTCTCCTTGGGTAAGGGTGTCGCCTTCTTTGACATTCTTAGTGCTACCATAACCAATAGTCCAAACACCTGCTGCACACTTGTATGCTTCAAGTTCACAGCCTTCAAACTTTTTAATTAAACCTAAACCTTCTAAAGATATTTTCATATTAATCTTTTTTGTCGCTGGTGTTAGATGCTCCAAAATAGAACGAAATAATTGCACTTGCTAACCCTCCAAGATAACCAAGGACTAAATTAATTAGTGCCTCGCTGTTTTGCTCTGGCGGTTGTAGTGTTACAAGAAATATATAACCAAGAAAGCCACCTATGACAGCTATACCAATGATTCTAGCAGTCCAGTCTTTGCTGAACATGCTTCTAGCATTTTGTTTGTCTTCTGTTTCTAATTTAAAAACATCAACATCAAGTTTTTTCATTTGAGCTTCAAACTCTTGTTCAGCTTTTTTTAGCTCCATCATTTGTTCTGGTGTTGCGTTTTTTATTGCTTGCTGTACGGATTTTTGATCGTTAGATACTCCCAATACTTCTGCTATCTTACCCATAGCCATGCCGCCTAGTGGCCCGCTAATTGCTGTACCTAGTGTTGGTGCTACAGCTCCAACTATGTTTTTTAAAATGTTTTTCATAAAATTACCGTTATTATTGCAATAGATAAAGCGCCGATAAAACCAAAGACACCAAATGTTGCCATTTTAATGGTGTTGTTAATTCCTGATATTTGTTCTTTTATGTCTGCAAACTCGTTAAAAGCTGTTTTCCAGCGTTCTTCGTTTTCTTTTTTTGATACCGCTAGGTCGGCTGCGACATTGCTTGCTGTTATTCTTTTTGTAGTCATATATTCGTATAAATTTTTAAATATTCTTCTTTGCCCTTAACTTTGATAGGTTTTAAAGATTTTAACTTAAAATCAACCTTTTTTGCAGTATTTTCCCCAATTAAAATATCTACGCCAACTTCTTTGGTTGCAGATTCAAGTCTTGCTGCTACGTTTACGCAATCACCAATGGCTGTGTAATCAAACCTGGTATCTGAACCCATGTTCCCTATGACAGCATAACCAGTATTTATTCCAACACCTATTTCTACTCCCAAACCAGATAATTTTATTTTATCTTGTATTTCTGTAGCGCAAAGGATTGCAGCTTCTTTATGGTTGTCTAAATCTAAAGGCGCATTAAAAATAGCCATCATTGCATCACCAATATATTTATCTACCATGCCTTCGTATTTTTTTACTGCGTTAGCTTGAATGGTTAAAACCTTGTTCATTATTTCTGTAACTTCTTCTGGCTCTAATCTTTCTGACAAAGAAGTAAAACCTCTGACATCTGTAAATAAAAATGTAGCTTCTTTTTTTTCTCCACCAAGTTTTAATAAACCAGGATCATCTTGTAATTGTTTTACTTGGCGTGGATCAAGATAATGTTCAAACTGTTTTTTTATCTCTTGGCGCAATTTATATTGTTTTTGGTAGTTAAGATAGAAAGAAATCGTTGAAGTTATGATTTGTGATACAAAAGTCCATGAAAAATCAATCAAAACACCTTTTTGAATGCTAAAAACTCCTAAGAAGCTCGTAGTAAGCAAGATAATTCCAAATAAACTTGCACCCTTAACTACATTGAAATAATTGATTGTGAGCCACGTCAAGGACACAAAAATCAGCAAAATTAAAATTTCGGCTGCCAAGTGCCAATCTGGTATGTAAGGAGAGTTTTGTATCAAAATTGACTCAGATAATGCTGCTTGAATCTTGTGTGGTTCTAATAATCCAGATGGAGTTGCAATCTGTGGCATGACTCCGTTGGCAGTTACGCCGACAAAAACAAACTTACCCGCAACATTCATTTCTTGTAAATCTGTTTGTGGTGTGTCAACCCAACTAATCCATTTGCGACCAAGGCTGTCTGTTTTAATTGGTGGTATTCCTTTTATTGATATTTCTTCTATGCCGTTATCATTTGTTTTTATAATGTAGGTTTTTACATTAAACAAAGATTTATATATCTGAGTACCAAAACTAGGCATCCATTCGTTGTTGGTTGTTTTAACCAAAAGAGGAAGTTTGCGAACAAGTTGGTCAACTTCGGTGGGAGCAATCGCCAATCCTTGTAAAGTGTTGTTAGATAGTGTGGGTAGATTTGACTTTACTCCCGAGCTAACTATACCACCATTATTATTACCCATTACAACTGTGCCAGGAGAGGCGGGAAAGTTACCCTTACCATCTTCAAACATAGCTATAACTGATGGCGCGTAACTAAGTGCCTCTGCAAATACTTCATCACCACCCATGCGGTCTGGTTGCGGAAAAGATATAACCCAGCCAATGCCTATTGCACCTTTGTTAATTAAATCTATTTGTATCTCTGCTAGTCTTTGTCTTGGTAACGGATAACCACCTTCACGTTCTACATCTTCTTCGGTTATATTAAGTATGACAAAGTTACCAGATGGTTTTGGCGTTGTTACAAAAGCATCAAATATCTTTAGTTTAAGTATTTCTGTTGGCGTGCTTTGAAACACCAAAGGCAAACTTAGCAAGATAAGTAAAGGCAGTAAGAGTTTATTCACTTTGCGTAATAGTTATGTTGGAGTCACCACCACCGTTAATCTTAACAACATTAGATACTCCGTCTTGGATAATGATAAGTGTATAAGAGCTATTGCCGTTTAAATCTAATCTAACCGAATCATTGACTTGTCTTCTAAGGCTTATTATATCACCTTGAACTAAGGTAGTTATTTGGGTATCGGTATCTTGCCCTATTTTAGTACCTGTTAAGTTAATACCGCCTGCGTCTGCTAATACATCTTCCTCTTCACCAATAGCCAAAGAATCTAATACATTAAGCAAGTCTTCTAAAAAGTTAGT